TAGCCGGCAGCGCAGTGCAGTAGAACCAGAATTCCACTGTAAAGTTATTACTACCCGGGGCAAATGTGCCAACAGTTAGATAGTCACCTGTGCCGTCGAAGTACGCACTACCACCATGTAAGCTAGGTGTGTACGCCGCACTAGGAGAGAATGGACTGAACGCTTGCACCGTTACAGTCCCTTGAACCGATAGTGCAAAGTTATTCGAAGATCTGTCAATTATCCGATTGTCCTGGCAAGTTAACAGAGATGTTCCTGCTACTGCTGTTAGTGGGGTAGCTGTAGGGGTAAATGCTTCATTGTATAAACTTGTACCTTTTACTAATCTGACATTGGACATGTATCCACCATCAATTGATGCTGCCTGATTATAATAGTTACCAATATACAAATCGTTTGCACTAGTAATATTCGTAGAAAAATTAAGGTATGTGTTTTTTAGTTCGCCGTCAACAAATACTCGCAAAGTTGTGCCAGACCTAGTAAAGGCAACATGGTGCCATTGGTTTGCTGTTGGCAAAGTACCTGTGTGATATGCGCTTGCCCCAACATACCAAGCTATTCGATTGGACCCGGATTGGTAGGAAATATCGATTCCTGTTCCGGTGTATGCATCGTTTGATATAAATCGTGCGTCGGCGCCAATACTAACCGAGTAATACCAAAATTCAACAGTAAAATCGCCTGTGCCAAAGTTAAATGCTGCGTTAGCAGTTGCCCTAATACTTGGGTATCCGCTAACAAAATAATTACTCCAACCTGTTTGACTGTAGGGACTAAATGTACCTTGCGTTGCATTGCCAGCTCGAGTAATAACGTTGTTGAAAGGGCTGTTATCAACAATAACTGAGTTGGATACACTGCCGTTGTATTGTAATGTTAATAAACTTGTACCCGATATTGCAGTTAACGGAGAGGTTGGGGGAGTAAAGTTAGATGTATAAACTGCTGTACCTTTGACCACTCTAAAGTCCGAGATACGACCATTCCAGTCAGGGATAGATCCTTCTTGAGTTCTACCAATATCAAAACAATTTGAAGATGCAAGAGAAATTGCAGTCTGATTAGAAATAACAATGTCTTGCACGCCATTAATATACACTCTAAATACACCTGATTGTCTAACCAATGCAATGTGATTCCAGGTGCCAACCTTTAATGCAGTGGTGCCATCTGTTCCACTGGTGCCAAGATACGGACTTCCGCCTGCTGCGCCGTATAAATTCAAACGGTTATCAGCTGTAGTGTGCCTAATAATTATTCGGTTATTATAGTTGCCGCTAGGATAAAGTGCAAATATACCGCGGCCATACTGACTTCCTGCGTACCCGTTAGTGCTAACAAAACACTCAATGGTGAAGTCCCCTGTCCCCATGTCAAACGCAGTATTTCCAGGTGTAGTAATATAATCACCTGTGCCGTCGAAGTATGCACTACCGTAAGTTGCATAACTGCTGCTAGCAGCAAATGGTATAGCAGTTGAAACTCTTGGAGTGCCAGTTGCAGTTAATGTGAACGCATTGCTGCTAACATCAATTGCCCTATTAGACTGACAAGTTAATAATTGTGTGCCGGAAATCGCTGTCAACGGCTCAGTAGGCGGTGTGAAGTTTGCAGTATAAAGTGCCGTACCTTTAACAATACGTAAGTTACTGATATAACCATTAAGCGGACCTGAGCCGGGGTACGCTGTACCAATGCTTGATCCAGACTGGGTCAAACTGTACGATGATGTAGTTGTTCCAGTTGACTGAACTCCGTTTAAATACGATTTAGTTGAGCTGCCGCTTCGAACCATTGCCAAATGATACCATTGCCCAATCTTTACTGCTGTCTGGTGTGTAATAGTATCTGCAGAGCTAATATAAGAAGTTGCAAGGAACGATGTTCCACTAAACCCTATGTAGATACCTGCCCATGTATCGCTAGCATTGTCAATTGAACTGTACACCCCCTGTACACCAGTTACTGAATTTAAGTACACCCAACATTCAAGTGTGTAATCGCCAGCAAATGCTAAGTTAGCACTAGCAGGCAATAGATAATAGTCAGGTGTGGCACTAAAAGAATTGCTATAGTAACCGTTGCCATAGTATGGACTAAAACGATCTGCTCTTACGTCCCCGGCTAGTGTTAGTCCAAAGTTGTTTGAGCTAGAATCTTTAATAAACGGAGTCGCGCTCGTTTCGCCGTTCAACAATAATGTTGTGTACTTAAACTGCTCATCTCCAGTAGTGATTGAGATATTAACTGTTTGCTGTGCCGCTTGACCTTCTGCGTCAGTTGCAATAATAACAACCGACACGCTAGCACTTCCTGAGTATCCCGTAGGTGTTCCTGTTAAGTAACCTGCACTGTTAAGTGAAATACCAGTAGGCAATGTGCTGCCATCCTGCAATGTGTATGTTAATGTACTGTCACTTGACGCAACCAACGACACGTTTGCTGCAATACCATTTTGTAGTGCTGCTGCGGCAGTGGTCCAAGTTGGTGCGCCGGAATAACGAACTGCGTTTGCTCGCTGAGTGCCTGTGTCGGTTGGAGTAAAAATCATAATAGCAACATTACCTGCGCTTGCTGCGGGGCACGTTGCTATAATTTGTGTAGAGCTAACAAATGTATTGGTTGCTAGCGTGTTGTTAATATAAATGGCGCTGTTGGCAACAAAGCCAGTACCAGTGATGCGAATGTTACCACCACTGGTACTTACTGCGTTTGCGCTAGTGACAGAATTGTTTGCATCAAGGTAAGCAACGTTTGAGATAACCGGGCCTGCGCTCACTGTAGTAGTTGTTGCTGCGCTTGTTTGCCCGGTGGTAGTAACCCCCAAACTAATTGAAGTGTTAGATTTAATTGTTGCCCCAACCGCAGAAAAGCCAGTAGATGTATTAACCATCACTGATTGACTAGAGACTGCACTGGCTGCACTAGTTCTGCGTGTACTAGTTGACTTATATCCCATTAGTAAATCTCGTTTCCAAATGCGTTAAAGCTCACTGTTGCTGATCCGGCATAAACTGTCACAACGTCTGTTTCTGCTAGTGTCATCCCAATCGTAACAGTAATAGAATCATTGCCTGGTAGCGGTGTGTCGTAATTTAAATAATGTTTTGAGACTAGTGATTCCCCAGCTGGTCTAACTGCTAGTCTAAATGTTGTTGCAGCGGCGTCTTGATTACAAATAGTCAATGTACTAATAATTGCACTATTTGCAGATGGTACTGTATACAACGTTGTTGCAGTGTTTGCCGATGGGGCAATTTGCCCTAATACTTTATAAACTGTTGTCATATTCTTTCCTTATGCACCCATTAATAAGAATGGGCTAATTGAATCACTACCAGCAACCGTAACATCGCCAGATGTTATTACTGTGCTGCTTACGTCAATCCAATATACTCCTGTGCCCACGTCCTGATATTCATATACTACATCTGTTGTAGAATTAAACCATTTATCGCCAATTGACGGACTAGATGGTGCCGTGGTAGACACAGTATAATTACCACTGCCACCACCACCAGTTTGTATAACGGCACCGTTTGCTGACCAACGCAGTCCCGAGGTATATACTTCGCCAGCATACACGTTACCAGCTACGCCCAGGCCACCGGCGATAGTAACCGCACCTGTTGTAGTGCTTGTGCTATTCGTTGTATAGCTAATCCCAAGTTTACCATCAGTACTTACGTTACCATGGAAACGTGCAACTTCTGCATTTGCATAGAAGCTACCTGTAGCAATTACTATATCGTTATATAAACCTGTTTTGTCAGTTGCTAAAACTAAGTTACCACCCAAGTTTGCACCATCTTTAGCAGATGCAAACAAGTATCCATCGTTGGCTTTAGTAATAGTATATACCGGATCACTGAACAAGTTGCCAGTGAAACCCATATCCATGAATCCCGTTGTACCATCACTGATGTTATTAGGATATGCAACAATGTCTGCTGATCCTGATGCGTTTGTATTAATTAACGCACTTTGTACAAAATATTGCCCTGCTTCAATTGCTTCACTTGAGCTAGTACCAACTATCGTTGGGTTAGTTAAACCAGTGCTATACGCTTGGTAGCCAAAGTATCCAGCAGAGTTTACATTTAATACCCCGTCAATACCAGCGCCGCCGTTAACTACTAATGCTCCAGTTGTTACTCCGGTGCTTGGTGTTGTATTTGCTAGTGTTAGTTCACCAGCCTTAATTCGATCCCACAATAGTCCGGCGTTTGCCCAATCTACATATCCAGTAACACCCGGTTCTGGCGCTACGTTTGAGAAGAAGCCCCATGTAGCATCAGCAAAACTACGAACTACCCCAGTGTGTGCGTATGCATTAGCGGGACCCCCTCTGAAGTGTCCATACATACCAATGTCAAAGTCATATGGGTAAACATATGAACTATCCAAATACACCATGCCGGTATTAACTGCAATAGTTGTAGTTGATGCACTAGAAATGTTTGCAACATACATAGTGCCACCAACATACATATCTCCGCTAACACTTGCGCCACCGTTAACAATAAATGCACCGGTACCTACACCACTTGTTGCTGTAGTGTTTGTGACTCGTGTTACTCCGCTTAAATAAGCAGTGTCGTTAATAACAGTGTTTCCATTTGTTGTAATACCAGCAAATGTCGGGGTTGCCCCGGTTGTTATCGACTGCGGCGTACTAATTCCCAATGTATTACCGCTTGCTGCTAACACCATCCCGTTTGTTGTAGTAAACGTAAATGTTTGCCCTTGTTGGATTGCACCAGTAGAGCCACTAGTACCAGCGATGTTAGCGGTAATAGCAACAGATGTATTTGATGCCGCTGTAATTCTACCATAAGCGTCAGTTACAATAGTTGGAATTATTATGCCGCCAGACCCGCTGCCCCAAGTCCCGGCACCAGGACCGGTTTGTGGCAAAGCTATTGTAATATCACCTGGGCCTGCGCTTACTGTTAAATTACCTGCGCCACTAGAACTTAATCCAGTTAGACCATTGTTTGTTATAGTAATAGTTTGGTCAATTGCCGACGTTGTAATGCCTGCGCCAGCCTCAATGATCAACGATTGACTTGTTAGTGCAACTGATCCTGTTCCGGTATCACCTGCAATGTTTAATGTAGAACTAACTGATGCTGTGCTTAACCCAGTGACACGGCCGTATGCATCTGTTGTAATAACCGGAATAGCTGTTGCACTACCCACTGTTGTTGCACCAGGACCAGTTTGGGTTAAACTAAATGCACCACTGTTAATTGTGATGTTACCTGATCCAGTACTTGTTAGATATGCATTGACATTAGAGTTTGTGTAAACTTGCCCTTGTAGGGTTGCAATCTGACCATTTTGAATTGTATTAACTGCGTCAACGTAACCTTTAAGGGCCGTATTTGCTGTTGTTATTTGGTCATCAGTATAGGATTTTAATGCTGTGTTTGCAGTAACAATTTGCCCTGCTTGTATACCGGCATTAGCAAGCCATGCAGATTGCACTACCCCTATCTGATCGTCAGTATAAGATTTTAGTGATGTGTTTGCAGTAACAATTGCAGAATTTACATCATCTAAGATGGAGGTACTGTTTGATTGATATGCAAAAACGTTTGCATACACAATATTTGCAGAGATAGGCGACGAAATCGGCGTTTGACTACGTTTCCAACTGTTAGACGCTAGAAAATACGTATAAGTCACACCGTTTACTACTACTGTTTGTCCGTTACTTGGACTAGACGGAAAACCCATTTATCACTTCCCTTTAATTATATATTTACCATAACCTTTAGCCGTAGGAAAGGGGCATTATGCCCCTTATATCCAGTGTGTTATATTACAAAGGTTATGAAGCCCGCTACCCCCAATAGCAGCACAGACCATGAGCCTAGCGCCATGTAATAAGTTCGCAAGGGGGTACCAAAATATCGGTTCCCAACGGGCACACATTTATGAGTTGGGCTCATAAGATACGCAACATAATCTACAGTAAAGAACCACACAAAATACTGCACTCCGAATATTTGTGCCATTAATACTGCGAACGCAACATACTTACCACTACTTCCCATTGTAAAGCTAGCAACAAATCCTATAGCACTCAATAACGCAATCCCAACTAAAGTACCAGGGTCAATTACTGAACCAGTAAGCCATGCTTTATATACTGCTTCTTGCGATTTGAAATAGTTGCCTAGAACAATCGCAACTGCAACCGTAGCAATAACCTGCCAATTAATATAGCTTAGTAATTTACGATAATCCCATACTTGCCCAATTAAACAATAGTAAAATGCTAATAAACCAAAGATATAAAAAACGTTGCCTTCACCACCTTGATAGATGTAATAAGCAATAGCAATAAAGAATGGAACTACATTGCGCAACACCGCAGAAATTTTAAACTGTGAGGTATGACTAATATGAATATCTTCTTCCTTAACCACAAAAAAGATGTAGTATGCAATAAACAATAAAGAAACTGCTAATAGAGGCCATATCATTGCAAACCAAGCTGTGTACGTTAATCCAAACGCTGCGATAGGTAGAATAACTGTTTTCTCCATTGGGCTCCACAAGTAGTAATGGTGTGTAGCTAGGTAATCAACTATGCCCATCTTTTCTCTGCCGTGTTTGTGGTCACAACTAATGGTATCAAGAACCCCTGCGCTAACAGTAACTCGCCCCTCAATCGGTAGTACGCCACCAATTGCAGAAATTAGCGCAACTACTGCACGATTACTTTTAACTGTTTCTTGCAAGTAAGAAAAGCCAGCGGCAAACAAATTCTTTTCTTTAGCAATACCTGCTGTAATCATTATGAATACCAACATCCATAAGTATTCCAGTCCGTTAAATAAACTCATTATTTTCTCCAAAAGTGAAATGGGCACTTGCCCGTATTATGTTTTTCGTACGATTCTTTAACGGTATTGCGTTGAAAAATAAATGCAAATTTGTTTAAAAATTTGCGCTTGGTAGCCCATGCTTTATCTTCATCAGTCATATCACGGCACACAAAATCGTACTGCTCTCCTGACATAGGAATCAATTGAGCCAAGGGTGTGCCTGCTTTAATAGTCAACGTTGTGCCAGCAGGTACATTTACATACCCTTGCACATTTAATTCCGTACTGTACCCGGGATCCAAAATACCCGGGGCAGCTTCAAATTCAAAACTTTCTGTATACGGTAGCGGAATCATCATAAACTTTAACCCCTTTGGCGCCACTAGATTCCACGGTGTGTTAATCTTTAATATTGCTTTCTGGCTCCACGGACGTTTGGGTATGTGCTTTGCTAAACCATCTGGTGATTGCACCTGAACGCTATCTTTTTCTAGCATGTCATTTAATGATTGGTCTGGTATTGTAACACTGAATTTTTGAGGTTGAACTTCAACATCTATATCGTGCCATGCTGTAACAATATATCCAGTAGTTAACAAGTCAACTACTCCCGGGCATCGGAGTATAGTTAAGTCTCGTTTGTTTTGTTTCATGTAATCCAATCTTGCAGCTTGCATCCAGCCCGGAATACAGTTTTTAGATTCTAAAATAGGAAATGCATCTGCTACTCCATGGATAGTAGAGAAAAATTTAATTTGTTTCATTGTTGATCATTCTTGGTGTTTGGAATCTAATGTTAAACGCAATGTTTATACGCTGTTGACTAGACAAATTAATTTCAGTTTCGTGCGGCATCCATGCCGGCCACACAATTAAGTCGCCTGCCTTAGGGGAGAATGCCATTCTTGATACAAAAGGTGCATGTGGATGACATTCTTCTAGTAGGTTACCGGGATTATGGAATATTAAGTCTCCAGTGCCCTCAGCTTGTATATAATAACATGCAACATAGTGGTGTAGCGAGTGGCTATGCAAACTATTTTTGCTCATTGGCTCGTTGACATTTGTCCAATATTCGATTTCCGGCAAGCCGTATTTTTCAACTTTTTTTGTATACACAGGATCTGTGTTAGTGTAATAATTAATTGCAGTGTCAACTACTTTACCAATTTCAACAAGTAACCAATCAATGTTTTTATACTTAAAGTTACTACGCCAACACCCTTCATTTGAGAATGCCATCTCTCCTTGATTGGCTTTCCAGTTTTCTAGTGCTTCTGTTTTTAAAGCGTCAATTTGATCAGTTGTGCCTATGTTTTCACAAAACGCATCAGCTGATATTAATTTAAATTGTTTCACGTTGCACCACTACTATGTATAAGCCGTTCCACCATTGGGTAGGGTCTTCTTTATTGTTTAACATTTGCTTGTTATATAGCACTGTTAATTTGCTATTTGCAATACCTTCTGTTGCCCCTTGGACAACACCATCCCAGTTTGCATCATCAAATATCAATATAGCTGTGTCTGCAAAAACATTACTGTAATGTTCAACTGCTTGTCTAGTGGCCTCTTGTGTGTGGGGGCCATCGTAAAAGAATAAATCCACTGGAGCAATTTGGGCAGTATCTACTTTATACAAATCGCTGTTAATAACTTGCGCAGGTCTTATTAAGTTTTTTTCAAATGTTTCTTGCAGATTATCTGGCAGCATAAATGTGTCAGACTCTGGTTGGACGTCTGAGCTCCAGTTATCAATGCAAGTAACATCAACATTTGGATTTTCCAAGACCGCGTTTGCAGTCGCGCCCATTGCTGAGCCAATCTCTAAATAGTGAGTGCAATGCTTTGACAACCCGTATAGCAACTTTTGTACTCGCGGACTAGTTAGCCCATCAATTGACAATTGATTAGAGTAGTTTACGCTTTCAACTAACTCTGTTGCAATCGCACTAACATAAGGGTTTTGTTTACTAGTGGACTTTGCAGCATATACGTTGTCGCAAAAATTACAGTCCCAGCAATCAAACTTACAAGTTTTAATCTTTTTACGCCAGGCATCAATTGGTCTGTTTTCCAAGTTTGTTTCTTGCAGGTACGCATTAAACGTAGAAAATAAAATCTCGTCACCTCGGGCATATCGTTTAATTATGTCCATACTTTCAAACAACCTCGGAACACTTTCTCGACCATGCATTTTTATAACATCAACATAAGTCAACAACTCATCCCAGTCTTCTTTCCATGGCGGGAAATCGGCTGTTTTTAACGGGACACTTAGATCCTCAACATCCCATTTAGGGCAACTAACTCTGCTAATAGCATCGTTAAAATATTGCGGGGTCTGGCTAATTCTGGTATTATTAAATTCAAAGTGTTCTTCCATCATCGGGCATCCGCCTAAGCAGCCTTCGTTTGCTAATAAACTTAGTTTAACATTGTATTTGTTAGCTGCCTGACGTAGCTCTTTTAACGCATCTTGATCACGCATTAAATCCCGATCCAAGTTGATATAATGAAATCCAACTTCAGCTAACTTTGCTACTTCATTTGGCCTATATACTGTTCGCAGGATTGTATTTTTTATTTGCAACTCCGGAAACTCTTTTTGTAATTGCCCGGTTGCTACCCAATGAGTGTGTGGTATTGTTGCACTGCGAATCCCAGCATCATATAACTGCCTGAAATTTTGAATAAACAAATCTAAATTATACTGAGTTGGGCGAACCAAAATATTGTTAAATGTTGCGCTAACCCGAATACCCAATGATTCTTGAATATATAGCGCCGCCTCAATTGGTGCCGTAACATCTCCAATAATAACATCGCCCATTGCGTCTTGGGTAAACGGAGGCATCCTGCACGTAAAGTACAAGTCGTAAATTTGGTCTTTATGTGTTTTACAAAACTCGTAGAATTGTTTAAATTGGGATTCGCTAAGTTTTGGATTAATGGGCAAAGAAAAACGCATAATAATAATTATGCGCTTTTTGAGTCAATGAGTTTATTTACAAATCAAATTGACAACTAGTAGTTATGCCCTCGGCAACAGACTGTTTAACTGGCATTGATATTTCAAATCTATTATGCAGTAATCGGTTGCATTCAGCAATAGTTGTACATGCTTTTATTTCTTGCTCAATTGCTTGTTTAGAAGCCAGTAAATTTGCAACTTCTAGGTTATATGCATCAATTGCTGCTAGCACTTTACTCACCATTTCTGCTATTGTGATCCCACGTGCAGTAGCTAAAGCAGATAAGGTCGGAGTGTTAGTCGAAGGATTTTCTGCGTAAGCCTCTGCTTCTTTTTTCTGTTGTGACCACGTGCTTGCTTCTAATTCACTAACACGATAGTTGGTTTTAGCAAACCTTTTATCGTATACCTCGTCAAGCATCATTCGCATAACTTCTTGCATAAATGCTGTGGTGTTTTCTTTATCAGCATCGGTAAAATAGTATTTTACTTTGTCGCCATTTGCTTCTGTACTAGAAACGATTTGTAGTTGATCGTTTTGCAGAGTCTCGGCCCTAACACTAATGCTTTCATTATACGCACCAAAAAACTTCCACGCTAGTGCAACATCATTGGAAAGTATTTTTGGATTTAAATGTACAAAATCTGCAATGTCGGTATGGGTGTCTGGCAAGTGACCGACGGTGTATTGCAGTACTCTACCAACAGTTTGTACTATACCTGACTGTTGTGCATTAACTGCTTTGAATAGAATGTACATGTGGATTTACCTTTATATCTAGTTCCAATTGTTGTGCAAGTTTTTCGCCTGTGTGCCCAAGTTGGATTCTTTCGTTTGCGTTTGACAATAACGTTTGCGTTCTAATTTCGTTTCTAACAAAATAGTCACATGCAATTGCCATTACTTCCTCTTGCTGTTCTTTACCTAGCATTGACACTGCATCCATGTTACCAACACCAGCTCGGCCATACGCAATCATATCCATTGCAGTTTGTTTTGCTAGTCTTAACGTCCAGTGTTCTTTTTCTAATACTTCTTCAATGCCCGGATCAGTTTGCAATGCCTCTGATAATAAACGACCGTCTGGTAATTTACCGTATGGTCCATTATTAAATTTTTCAATTAAGTTTAAAAATAACTCGCGTTCTTTTTTTGCAGCTTCTAGTCCGTGACGTTTACGTTTTAGTCCACGTTCATATTTCTCAACTTCTAACTGTTGTAGTTTCTTTTGTAGAGGATCATTTATCTTGGTTAACAAGTCAATTTGAATTTCTAATTCTATTGCTAACTTCTTACATTCATACTCGTGATTCTCTACCATGTCTTCACGCGAACTTAATTCAATGTAGTATTGTTTTAGTTCTGCGTAAGGTGATATTTGTGCATTACCAACAAAGTGCTTTGCTTTAAACTCTGGCATTGTCCAGATTCTGTTAATCGCAAAATCAATTTGATCTTGTTGGTATTCTGTTAGTCCACTAACGTCTGTTGATACTTCATGTTTTGATTGATTATTCATTTTATGCTTTCCATACACAATGACCTGAGCTTCCGCCAGCTGGCCCAGTTCTTAAACTACCCGACCCTAGCTCTGAACCAGTCTCAGAACTATAAGTAAATTTCCACCCTCGATTATTCTGAGCGCCATCATAACAGCCCATCATATACTGTTTATCTTGGCCCATGTCAAAATTTTCTTCGCCGCTATTACCAATTGGCTTTGCTACTGTACCTAAGTTAGTATCTGTCGCAAAACTCCAACGGCGCAAGTTATACCCGCCATTCCAAGTGCCTTCGTTGCCGCCCCACCCTTTACCAACTTTGCTGTTAATACCTTTTTGCTGGCCATGTGTGTTTCTTACTGTAGTATCAGTTGTAGCGTATGCAACCGTAGTACTAAACAAAAACTTTACTGCACCAGATGTAGTGTACAAATAAGCAGAGTTTTCATCACTCATACCAGATCCGTCATCTGTGCCACTTGCATCAGGCCCTTGATTATTTACATACATTGTTTCATTAGTTAAATTAAACACATCCACATCAGCTGATCCACCGCCGGCAATATATGCAAAGTAATGTTCTTTAAACACCGTACCAGAGTCGTTACGGCTAACCCTAGTTGTGCCAAACCCAGTTCCTGCGTTTGTTTCTGTTGCCATGTTAAAAGCTTCAACAGTAGTAGTATCGCCGGGGTATGAGTCAGTTACTCCCCATAAGAAGCCTTTAGTCAGGCTACATGCACCAGACACATAGCTAGCACCGTAAGTTAACTTGTCACCTAAGTTTGTGCATACATCTGTTGAATGTACCATGCGGTTAACGTTTTTCCATGGACTCGAATCTTTGTATCCGCCCATTACATAACTAGTAGTAATGATTGTTCGATATAGGTACGGACGGTTGCTATCAGTGAGAACTTTCCAGTAACCACCGTCATAAATTTCCATTTTCTTTAAGTCAGTATTGTAAATAACTTGACCTTGTGTTGGACTACCGGGACGACTTGCTGTAGCAAAGTTTGGTGCCACCCATCCCGTTGAGTCAGCTATAGTTGAATTGTTGATTTTAAATGCCATTATTATCCTTTCCAGCCACAATGGCCGCTGCTGCCGCCTGTTACTCCAGTTCGTACACTACCAGATCCAAGTTCGGATCCAGAATCGGTTGTGTAACTAAACTTCCATCCACGATTGTTTTGTGCCCCATCGTAGCATCCATACATGTATTGATGGTCTTGTCCCATATCAAAGTTTTCTTCGCCACTGTTGCCAATTGGTTTAGATACGTTACCTATGTTTGTGTCTGTAGCAAAACTCCAGCGGCGTAAGTTATATCCGCCATTGTATGTCCCTTCATTGCCACAGTAACCCTTACCGACCTTACTACTAATACCCTTTTGCTGGCTCCCAGACCCACCAACACTTGTGTCGGTAATCCCATATGATACCGTAGTTGAAAAAATAAGTTTGTGTGATGTATCTCCCCATAGGTACCCAGCAATCTCATCGCTAAATGTTGCAACGCCTGATTGCATTGAGTCGCCTGCCATCGAGTCTTGCCCAATACTGCTTTGATACATAGTTTCATTGGTTAAATTAAATACATCAACGTCACCGGAGCCGCCGCCAGCAATATACGCATATTGAGTTTCTTTAAACACCGTTCCGCAGTCGTTACGTGCAATACGTGTATTCCAGTTTGTGTTTAATCCTGCACCTGTTTCAGTATTCATGTTAAATGCAGATGTAACTGTTGTAGTTCCGGGCCAAGCTGTGTCAGTGCCCCACAGAAATGCTCGAGTTAAGTTGCAAACCCCACTAGTATATGCTGCCGGGCGGTCTAATAGATCACCGAGGTTCGTCATTACATCAGTGGAGTGATTCATTCTGTTAACATTCTTCCACGGACTAGTGTCTTTATACCCGCCGTACACATATCCAGTAGTAATAATAGTCCTATACAAAAATGGGCGGTCACCATCTGTGACTCGGACCCAATATCCGCTGTCGTATAGCTCAAGTGCTTTAACATCACTATTATAAATTACTTGACCTTGTACTGGACTTGCTGGTCGGGTGGCTGTTGTAAACGCTGGGGTTGTTACCCCCGCCGAGTCCATTATGGTAGTTGTGTTTATTTTAAAAGCCATTATTTTTTAATTGTGTTGAGTTGTAATGCGTCAACTTGACGTTGTAGCTCTTCGATTTGGTCTTGTTGTTTTTTGCATGTCTCTATCAATAACGGAACTAAACGCTCATACTGAACTGTTAAGTAGTCGCCACCAATACCACTTTGCCCAACTGCTTCAGGCTGCGACTTTAATACGCTTTGTGCGCTAACACCAACTTTACGCCCCGGAGTTGCGCCGCGCTTTATAGCTTCCGCGTTTGGTTCGTAGTAGAATACTTCAATTTGTTTTAGCAATGCAACAGGATCTTCGATATACCCAACAACATCCTTTAATCGTATGTCGGAATATGATGAGTACACATCACTAGCGCAGAACAGCGCACCACGTTGCCAAGTTTTACCATCCGATAAATGACATGTCCACTGAGTTGCACCGCCGCCAACCATTACTAATTCATTGGGATTTGTACTATTAGACCATATGTTTCCAGGGCCGCTGTTACTTGCACCATTGCCGTTTGTACCAAACGCTGCGTCTTGGTTGCCGGCCCAGAATATTCCCCAACCATTGGCTGCTGTCCACGATGGGCCAAAAATAGTTGCCCAAGAATTGTAATCGTTTGCTAGTTTATACGGCTGATTTGAATCGCCGTTACCCGAAGTAGTTACGCCGCCGTATATACTCTTGCCAGCTGCTTGATAAACATCACCGCTAATACCCACACCACCGGTTACTACTAATGTACCAGTCGACGAACTAGTACTAGCTGTATTAGCTGTTAGGCTTGTAGCCCCAGACGCGGTTAATGTAGTGAATGCACCTGTGCCAGGTGTTACGTTACCAATCGCAGTTGCTTGCAAGCCACCTGCAGTAAAAGTCGTAAACGCACCGGTCCCGGGTGTTACATTACCGATTGCGTTAACTTGTAGGCCGCCGCCACTAGCAGTTCCGAAGGTAGCGGCACCTTCTACGTTTAAGTAAACCGGGTTAACTGTGCCAGCGGTTAATGTACCAGTGCTTATAGTCGAGGCTGTAACTACCGATTCGCCAACGTTTACACTGTTGAATGTTACATTTGCAGTTGTTCGTAAATCTTGGGGTGTTCCAACAGTTATTGTACTACTACTTGCTGTAGCAGTGACACCGTATGATCCAGCAAATGTTAGCGTGCCTCCACCTGCCACAGAGCCGGTGCCGCTAGTACCCGCTAGGCTAATTGTAGTGCTAACTGCATTTGATGTTAACGATAGTATTCTACCTTTAGCATCAACAACAATAGTAGGAATACTTGTTGCAGATCCGTAGTTACCAGCAGTAACCCCTGTTGCAACCAATGACAGGCCTGCATTAGTGCCGCTGGAAATATTTGCAGTAATTTCTGCTGTATTTGCAAGGGTAGTTGATGTGTACGGATTACCGTTTGCAAACTTTAAGTTATCTGTGTAAACAGCCGTTGCACGTACATTTCCTAGTACACCAACGCCGCCGTCGACAGTTAAAGCTCCGGTGTATACACTAGTACTAGTAACTCCGCTGTTAACTACAACGTTACCAAATGTTGCAGATGCTTTACCAGACTCGCTACCCGAAATTTCAAAACTTCCGCCTACTGGGTTAGCAATTACAATTGCAGAATTTGTACTAGAAATCCTAGACCCGTTTAAATCAATAGTGGAACCACTTAAATATAAATCTTTCCAGCGAGCGCTCGGGGAACCTAAGTTGTATATAACATTTCCAGATGGTAGAATATTACCAGTTACTGTCATGTCCGAAGCAGTAATAAGAGTAGGGTTAATTGTTTGAGTGTACAAATCAATCCAGTAATTGCCGCCATCGGTTACTTGGTAAACATACCAAATATTATCGTCAGTATCGTACCAAGTATCCCCAACCGTTGGGTCTGCAGGCGGGTTTGAACTAGCTGTCGAAATGCTACCTAATGTAACTGGCTCTCCGTTTGCAGTCCAATTAAACCCGTTTGTAGATACGCGATCAAATGTTGCTGTGCCTGCACGTAAATTTGCATAGGAATCAACAAACACATTA